ATGCAGATATGGTAGATCGTTGGTTCCAAGACGTTTGTAAAAATGTTGTAGCCGAAAATTTTGAACAATGGGAAGCTAACCAACCAATGGAATCTAGGCCTAGGGTCATGGATCGAAAAGATCTAGGAGATGGGCGTACCGAAGTAGGTTAAAAGAGCTTGACATTAAATAGATTATATGCTATTATAACTATATGAGATATCTATTAGTTGACACAGCAAATACCTTTTTTAGAGCAAGACATAGTGCCCATCGTCAAAGCGATACGTGGGATAAGCTAGGTTTTGCTATTCATGTTACCTTAGGTAGTGTAAACAAAGCGTTCCGAGATCAAAAAGCAGATCACGTCGTTTTCTGCTTGGAAGGTCGTAGCTGGCGCAAAGACTTCTATACACCATATAAAGCCAATCGTGCTGTGGCCCGTGCCGCCTTAACAGAATCGGAAGCCGAAGAAGATCGTTTATTCTGGGAAACCTTTGATAACTTAAAAGAGTTTCTTGCTAACAAGACTAACTGCACAGTAATGCAACATCCAGACTTAGAAGCAGATGATCTTATTGCTGGCTGGATACAGGCCCATCCCGATGATCATCATACGATTGTATCAAGCGATACAGACTTTTATCAACTACTTGCAGAAAATGTAAACCAATATAATGGGATCGCAGATGAGCTCCACACTACACAAGGTATTTTTGACAAAAAAGGTAAGGCAGTCAAGGATAAAAAAACTAAGGAAGCAAAAGTCATTCCGGACCCTAAGTGGATTCTTTTCGAAAAATGTATGCGAGGTGATCCCACAGATAACGTATTCTCGGCATTCCCAGGGGTACGTAAAGTGGGAAGTAAGAATAAAGTTGGCCTTCAAGAAGCGTTTAACGACAAAGATGCGAAAGGCTTTGCGTGGAATAATTTAATGCTACAACGCTGGACCGATCATAACGGTCTAGAACATCGTGTGCTAGATGATTATAATCGTAATGTAACCTTGGTGGACTTGACTGCACAACCAGAAGAAGTTAAGACAAAGATTGTGGGTACGATTCAAGGTAATAGTGTACCGCTAGCACGACCCATGGTAGGCGCACAGTTTTTAAAGTTCTGTGGCAAATATGACCTAATTAAGATGGCAGATATGGCTGACAGTTATGTTCGCTTTTTGGAAGCAAGTTACCCAGAAAAATGACAGACATCCTTTGGGTTCCTATTGTGGGACTTGCATTAGCAATTCTATTATTTGTTGTGTTTTTTCTAGCAATGGCAGTAGCAGCAATATTAGACATATACGATGAACGTAAAAATCGTGTATGGAATGAATTACAACGCACCAATTATGAAAGCCGTAGACCGGCTGCAAAATAAGGAGAAGTATATGGATTCAATAGTACGTTGGTATAGAAATAATTATGTAGAAATAACTTGGTTTATCATTGGCTGGTTGTCACTAGACCTAATTAGAGAATTTGGCCATGGCAACTGGGCAGGAGTAGTATTTGATACAGTATTAATCACGTTAAATTACCATTTAAATAAAAAATGAAAAAAAGAGACGCAGTCGGAGTATTATTATTATTAACACTTGTATGTTTAATCAACATATTTTACGATCAACCACGTGACCAGTCTGGAAGGCGTGTTGTTAGATACGACTGTAGTATAGCCGAGATTAATCCCGACTACCCGCTGGAAGTCAAAGAAAAATGTCGCCGTCAGCTAGAGAAAGCAAATAATGTACAAAATTGAATGTCAGTATAAAGAAACCTGCACGACCAAGAACGCCAACTGCGAGGAACCTGTCATGGCTGAAGTAATTGCAAAACCGATTGTAAAAAATAAATTTTGGATTGTTGAAGAAGCCGGGGAAAAGATTGCCACTATCCAGGCCTGCGACGAAGGTGGCTTTGTTTATGTACACGATAATCAACGTGAGATGTTTGCAACCATCAAAATGATTAGCAAAAAATATAATATTGCCTTTGTTAAACTTGAAAAGCCCAAGAAAGAAAAGAAAACTGTTTACGATGTATACGGATATCCAACAAATAGCCAACCCAACAATGAAGTACTAGATGTCCAACGTTACTTGCCTATCTATACTAAAGGTGCCAAATCAAAAAGTTTTTTCTGCGCTGGGTACTATATTATTAAATTCAGTTCAACCTGGGTCCGTGCGTACTGTCCTAAACTGATCACACTAAATCGTTACGAGTATCAAGGTCCTTTCAAAACCCAAGAACGTATGGTCAACGCCATGAAAGAGGCAAATGGACACTAATTTGCCATTGCATCTTAAAAACTTTAATAATAAAGTACGAGCAATGAATCAGGCTCGTGGATCAATATTGACACTAACCGTATCCGAAGCACAGAGTTTACAGGCCGAAATTTACGATTTGATGGCCACAATCGCTCATTTAACCCGTTCAACGGAAAATACCACCTCAACTACTACTGTAACCATGGATGGCGGCGGTTTTAAATAATGTACGTATATTACGGTGATAAATAAACTGTAGATCAAGGATAACTGAAAATGTCTAGACCAAAGCCGACGGTATTGTTGGACCACGTAAATAAAACAACCTATAAGAGCGAGCAAGTGCTGGCCTCAGAAGGCATTTGGGCAGTCTTCCACGACAATCAACCTATCAATCTCAAAACACATAACATCCTTGTGTCATACCCTGGCCCAAAATATAAAAAAGTAAGTTTCAGTAATTCTGGACACGCAATTAATCTTTGTAAAAAGCTCAACACCTTATTCCGCACAGACAAGTTCACTGTGGTGTTATTAAAAGCCGGTGACAAAATCTACCCCGCATAAGCGTTATACCCAACGCCAACTAACAAAAATCTTTATTGACCAGGGTCAATTGCCCATTGGCCAAACAACCGATATGCAGCGACGATGGTGGAAAAACCCAACCGACAGCAATAGCTTAAGGCTAAGTTTACAAGGTCTACAGTTTGTCAAGGCTGTACTCAAATTACAAAGTTACGAATTTGCCTTGTCTGAAGAATTGACCAATCATAACCTATTACAATTAGAGCGACAGTTTAAGAGTATGTACTACTTGCTCAAACGCCAGAAGATAATTGTATTCGAAGAGACCGAGGCTCTAATGTTGCACTTGCACGGCAATAACCTTAAGGGCTACCTGGATAGTTTGGAACAAGTTGACCAATAAATCAAACTACTGTATAATGTTACTATGAAAGATTATAAAGTTATTAAAATAGATCGACGCTACAATGGTTATCGCTATTTCAAGTATATCGTTGAACCCAAGTATCAGCGTGGCGATGCTGTTTGGATATACACTACCAGCCGTGTAGAATTTCAAGCCTGGCGTGAATGGTGTCGCACAACATTTGGCGAAGGTATGGAACGAGATTGGGCCTGTGGTCTTATACACAGCAATAAGATACCCCCGCAGTCCTGGGCCTGGGATACCGAGCACGGTAACAAGCGACTGTACCTCAATAGCGATACAGAACTCACACTATTTAAACTTAGGTTCTAATGATAACAACTCTCAATGGTGATATGATTGCTAAGTCTGCAGAAATTGCAGATGGTAGCATCGACCTACTGCTAACCGATCCTCCCTACAATATCAGTGAAGACGGTGCTCAACCAGTCTGGGTTGATCCCGTTACCGGCAAAAATAAAAGTACTATACATAATCAACAATTCAGCGAATCATTTGAAGAGAATTGGGATAGTGTTAGTCACGAAGAATTCCTACAGCAATTAGAATCGTGGGCCGATGTATGGTTCAAAAAATTACGCCGGGGTGGCTCATTTGCTGTGTTCATTAGCGATCAATACATCAGCTACTTATGGACCATCATGGAGGCAGCGGGGTTTGAACCCAAGCGAGTATGGACCTGGAAAAAACCTGCGGCTGTTCCGTTTAATCGCAAGGTAAATCCTGTCAGTGCCTGCGAATACATCTTATGGGGTATCAAGCCCAAAGGCGATCGTACATTTAACAGTGATGCGGTCAAAGGTACCATAGTAGAACGCTATGCGTCAGCTGATAAGATTTCAAGTATTGTATATAAAGCAGTCAAGGATGCTGAATCCTTGGACGATCTTGACGTGCTCTTCGAGCAGGCCAAAAAAGAAGCCACCCGTATGCTGGCAGATCGCAAGCGTGATGGTGACACTATTCAATGTATCATTCCCAACACCATAACATACAGTGGCGGCCTGGGTGGTAAGATACATCCAACACAAAAGCCCGTAGAAATACTTGAGTACTTTATTGAGCTATTGAGTTGTCCTGGTGACACAGTACTTGATACCTTTGCCGGTAGCGGTAGCACTGGTGAAGCTGCTGAAAAGACCGGGCGCAACAGTATCTTAATCGAACGTGATCCAAAAATGTTTGCTAAGATGCAGGCTCGTGTTGATGCTATTGCATCCGCTAATACCTTCAAAAATCCCAATTTCACTATAGAATAAGTTGTTGTATAAAAACGACAGACCGTTAATTCACTTTGCTGTATACTGTTGCTAACTTAGCATTAACTTGTTAAGGAAAACGTAGTAAATCTTAAACTTAAAAATGAAGGAGTCTTAAATGACCAATATCAATCAAGCATTATCTCTTGTTGTTGTACCTAGTGTCACACCTAAGCGTACAGTTTTACGTGGTGCCAATCCGTTTGCTGTAGTTGCAAACGCCGCACTAACTCCCCCAAAAAATTCTCCGCAAGTTTACGAAAGTTTAAACGATCGCGGAAGCCGTGCTCATAGAAATCCCAACATCAAGGCCGCATTACA